AACAACTACGTTCCCACCATGCGTAACATCAATATCTGTGGCCTTATCAAAACGTAGTCGTACAAACTGATCTGAAACTGGTTCGACAAGTAATCCTGTAACATCCTGTGGTAAAGCAGTTTTACCCACAGCTTCAAAAGTTAAATTAGTAGAAGTTGCGGATAGTTGATCTAAAACATTATATGAGAACACTTGGATCGTATAAGTTCCCTTTCTACTGTTCATTATTTCAAAATCAGGTCTTGATACCTTTTCACTTATAAAGTTTTCATCTTCAAATCTGTAGTTAACTTGATACTGCACAACACCGACAATAGGCTGCCAACTAATAACAATCTTTGATACGGCCTGATTGTTAATAGGAAATATTCTTTCAATGGCATTTAAACCAGAAGGAGGTTCAGTAAGTGAGTTTAATTTAGATACAGTTCTTGCCGTTAATGCTTCGCCATCTTCAATAAACGCATACTTACCTTCAACATAAGATAATGCTGTAATCGCATAATTTATACCATCCTGTTCTTCTACTGTTATTACTCTGAATAATTGAGACTTAATAGTTACGTTTGATATAAGCCAGATAGTGTTTACGTTGGGTGTCTGTGAAAAAGCAGAACTAACAGTTATAGTTCCATTTGATACAGATGAGATTGTCCTGCTTTCAGCCTTTCCATCGGGTAAAAGTACACTTAAAGTTGCATCTCCTACAGGATTTCCGTCTGCATCTACAGCAAAATCTGTTGCAGCAGTGTCATCTACAGTGACAACAGTTGTAGAAGTAACAGTTTTTAATCTTCCACCTCTTCTTACTCCTGCTCTTACTGGATCTTGTATTTCAATAACTGCACCAGGTCGTACAACTATCCCAGAATCTATAGATGTTGTGAAAGTGCAGACCTCAGATTCATTGTTTTCAGCGAACAATATTGCTTTTCCTAACCTTCTGGCTTGTCCACGGGAAGTACACGCAAATGCTTTTACTTGTTTAACCACAGTACCTATCTTGGATTGTATTGTCGTATCTTCCACAACTTCAAAATCCACCTCTTGACTATCCATGTTGTAGTAAGAAACAGATATAACACTATGTCTAGTTTTTAAACTACTCCCTGCATAACTAAATCCACCTTCTCCGACATTTGATAAATTAAATAAATAACTTGCATCAGTTGGTTTGTCTTGTGTAATTGTTATTGAACCAGCAGACCAAATCGGCATACATCTCATAACACCAGCCAACTCATTTATTAACTCAAATGCTTCTTTCGGACTTTGGATATTTACATTGCAGCTAAATCTTGCTTCCTCTCCTCCAGCACCATCATCTACAAGTGTGTTGGCAAATTTACTGGCTGCAACAAAACTGAAAAGATCAAGAGAACTATCTGTTATATGAGCACCGAATCCATATCTATCATTTGTAAGAACATCAAGTAGTATCATTGCTGGACATGAAGTCCATGTAGCAGCACCCATTACACCATTAAATATGTAGCCATCTGGATATACAATTCTGCCATTTGTACTATCAACAGTAGGAGTGCCAGAACTAGATGCTCCTGCTCCTGGGATTCTTACTTTTATTCCTCTAATTCTAAATTTACGTCTAGGAATAGAACTAAACTGCATTGAATCTAGTCTTATGGAGCTATATGCACTATTTAAATAAGTAGAAGCATCATCAATAATCTCTCCAAAACTTGTCCACTGAAAACTGTCTCTTAAATTAGTATCTGTGCTATCTGCTGTAACTCTGCTAACTCTTATATCAACAGGAAAAGATCCAGTAATATTTACACGATAATCTTTTTGGTACGCATCTCCACTTCTACCTCTGATAGTGTCAGTGATAACGTCAGTAAAACCACCAGAATTATATTGAACAGCTATTTTTAACTGAACAGAAGAACCTAATAAATCTCCATTATCAGTAGCTTTTTGTAACTGCGGAAATGTGATAGATACTTTTACAGCATCAACATTTGTATTAGTTATCTGACGAGTAACAGGAGTACTTGCAGTAACTTCTACACCAACACTTGTTGTTGATACACTACTTTCAATTCCAGGTATTTTAGTTTGACTGCCAGTACCAAAACGAGGAGTAAACTTTACGTCTTGAAAATTAAAATCTGCGGTTTGAGGATCTGTAGAATCTGCTGTTGATCTTAATACTGGAGTGTCATTAAGAAAAACATCTTTTAATGCAGCGTTGTTGTATGCAGTTGTACCTTTTGTTCTTCCTTCTTTTGATGCTGTTGCAAAACCTTCTATTTCTCCTTCTGAAACAAGGTCAAGAAAGGTAGCAAACTGTCTACTGTGAAGAGTATCAGGTTCTCTAGTTGGTTGAGGAGGGGATGGGGGTGGATCATTACCTTTTGCACCTCTAATAAGATGTTTCTTTTCAATCATGCTTGTACTTGCTCCGTATCTACAGAACCACTGATTACCACTGAGCCAGTAAAAATTTCCCCGAATACCAGAGGTACGGGAGTTCCAGCCCTCCCCGTCTGCTGCGTTCCACCAAAACTGAATGATAATCTGGGATCTTCTTCAGAATCAAAGTCACGTCTTTTAGGTACAGGTGTCAGCATTTCACTTACTCCCGTTAGAACAAGTCCTAATCCTACATATCCTAAAGTTCTTGCCAAAGTTGTCCCTCCAGCAAACCCCCCAAATCCCAAACTTAAATTAGCGTAAGGAACTGTTGTAGGTATTAAAAAAGCAACTCCTATTAAAGCTGCTCCTAAGAGTACTTTTCCAAATCCTCTACCAGCACCAGTTATAACTGGAATAAAGTGTATATCTTCTTTTTTACCTATAGGATGAGATAATTCATCCTCTCCAATAGTGTAGTTCCCTACTTTTACTTGGTAGTACTTAGGACTCATATATCTATCAATACCTTCAAAGTTATGAATTAAAAAGCTCATAGCACTTGCTAAAGTATCTGCTTTTACTTCAAATTCTTTATGTCCTACAAATTCCGCAAGCTCTCCATATAATTTTATTTTACGAAGCATAACGATACCTCTTTCCTGTACATTTTAGTAACCATGGAGAATATGGCTCTCTACAAGATAGTCTATCGGTTAAATGATGAAGTACATCATCTCCTAAAAAAATAGCTACATGATTTAAAGTTGAATCTAAAATACTCATCAATAAAACATCTCCAGCCTGTAGTTTTTCATCTGGTCTAAGTTCTCTGAATCCTGTTCGCCACGCATAACTTTCAAACAATGGATCTTTCATAAACTCTTCTGGAGTAATTGGTCTTTCATAATCTTTCAACTCTATATTTCTTTCCTGTTTGTAGTAATCACGAACCAAGGACCAGCAATCTGTTATCCCCCATACCCACTGTCTGCCTAACAAGGGTGCTTCATATCCCTGTGGCTCGTAATATCCCCATTGTTTTGTTTTTGGATTTACTATGTGCCAGGGAAGTTTACTTTGCTCGCAAGCAACTTTATCAGCCTGACTAGCAGTAGGTGGTGTTGTCGGATGACTATGAACAACAGCAACAATATCTCCTAAATTATCCGCTTTGACATAATCTTCTGGATCAAGAATAAAACATTGATGTGCTGTCATTGATAAATTACGGCAGGGATAATATCTTTCTTTACCCCTGATATTCAACAAAAGACCAACAGACTCCTTTGGATCTTCAATCTCTGCGTGATTAAGTGCAGCTTCTTTCCAATTCATGTTGCTATTGTGCCGATAGAAGGAAACTCGGCTCTGGTGCACTGTCTTTGTGGGGCACGAATACCAGCAAGATCAAATACAGCAGCCAACTCGAATTGAACTACATCTCTGTTTTCTGCTGATTTTCTATCAACTTTGTATATTTCCTGCGGAAACTCTGCTGTGCTATCTGGTGTGCCGTAAGGGTTTATGT